GATTCAACAGATTGTAATGCATGTTGTGGTACTGTAACAACATATGTTTATGGTAATACAAATACATGGTCTACTAACACAATCCTTTATACTAATCCTGGTGGAAGTGATTTTGCTTCTCCTGGTTACTATTCATTTAACCAAGGAATTGTATTGCAAGTCGGTGATAATGGTGTAGTAATTTCAAGTCAATTATGTAGTGATGTTTGTCAATGTGGAGCTGGTGAACCTAAAATATATGAAATTCAGAATGTTGGATTTGAACCAATCGATATTCAATATCTAGACTGTTTAGGTACATGGCAACATATCTATGGATTGTGGCCTGGAGCATCTGAATTTACAGACTGTATATCAGATGTTGGTTCAATTAGTGCTAATCCAGGCACATGGTACATTGTTAAAACAATTACATGTCAATGTCTTTAAAAAAATTGGAAGAGATGTTTCAGAATGTCTCTTCCATATATTTAAAATTATAAAAAGATTCAAATACCGTGGCAGATAAAGTTATAGGTTTTACACTCAAAGTAAATGGTATTGACCAAACAATCAATTCCATCGATCAATTAGATGAATCGATTGCGCAATTGGAGGAAACCCTGAAGAGCGCAGAGTTTGGTAGTCAACAATTTAAAGAAATTCAAGCTGATTTAATTAAAGCTAAATCAGCTAAAGAAGATTTAGATAAAGCTCTAGAAGGTAGAGGTGCTGAGAAGAGACTTCAAGGTCTTGTAGGTATGGCTGAATCCCTTGGTGGAGCATTCGCAATTGCATCTCAAGCCAGTGCACTATTTGGTAAAGAGAATGAAGCTGTTGCTAAAGCGGAAGCTAAAGCACAACAAGCTCTTGCAGTAGTAATGGGTGTTAGAGCCATTAAAGAAGGTCTCCTAAACTCTGCATTAGAACGTAAAATTATCCTTGAAAAAGCAAGTGCTGCTGGTACTGCCATTCTAAATGGTATTAATAAAGCCCTAAATATCACGTTATCTGCGAATCCAATAGGACTAATAGTAACTGCATTAGGTTTATTAGTTGTTGGTATTATGGCAGCTATTGGACCTATCAAGAAATTTATTGCACAATTTGATTTCTTGGGTAAAGCAGTTAATGCTACTTTAGATACTTTACGTAATGTTGCTTCATTCCTAACAGGTGGTTTAATTGATGATGCTGCCACTGCAAAGACCCGAGATAATTCAGAGAAGATTATCGCTGCATTAGATGATATGGGTTCTGCTGCTAACAAACAAATGGCTGCAGACAAGAGAAGATTAGCCCTAATGGAAGCGCAAGGTGCTTCTGCTGAGAAGTTATTAGCTCAAAAGAAGAAGATTAACGCAGAAGAAGTTGCTTCAAGACAAAAAGCCATTGCAGCATTGATGAAATTGCAAGCAATGGATGGTGAGTTAGATGATGAGAAGAAAAAGAAATTAGTAGAATTACAAGAGCAAGTTAAAGACCTAAACAATCAAATGTTGATTGACCAGGCATCATATAACAAAGAGAAAGCTGCGAAAGATAAAGAAGCTGCTGATAAAGCTAAAGAAAAAGCTAAAGAAGCCGCAGACAAATATAAAGAGCATCAAAAAGAAATGATTGATGCTGAACGAGAGGCCCAAAAGAAGATACTCGAGTTAAAGCAAAAGGCGGAAATAGATTCTATTAAAGACGAAGAGAAGAAGGCACAGAGAAGTCTCCAAATACAACAGGAGAATGCTCAGAAAGAGTTACAGATAGAGATTGACAAGTACGCTAACAAGAAGAAATTAACTTTAGAAGAGCAAAAGTATCTAAATGCTTTACGTGCTGAGCAAAAAGCATTGACTGAATCTCAAGCAATTGAAACTCAGAATCTTTTAGATGACCAAGCTAAAGTACGTAAAGATAAAGAAGATGCATTCCAAAAGGAATTAAAAGACCTAAAGAATCAAGCATTCCTAGGTACACTTCAAGATGAGAGAGACCATGCTAGAGCAGAGTTAGATTTACAATTACAGACTCAAATTGAGGAGATTAATCAATCTGAATTATCTGAAAAGCAAAAAGGTGAAAAGATTGCCATTGTTAGAGAGATTAATCAACAACAAAAGCAAGAGCAAGAAGCTGGTTTCAAGCAAAAAGATATGGAAGACCAATTAGCCTTTAATCAATGGCAAATTGGACAAGAGAGTACTACATACGAAGAGAAGTTAGCACTAAATAAAGCTAATGAAGAGCTAATCACTCAAATGCACTTCGAGAATGAAGAGCAAAGGACTATGGCATTAGCTGAAAATGCAAAGGCTAGAAAAGAGATTGAAGATGCTGCTACCGCTGCAAAAGCTGCTAACCTAGATGCTATTAGAAATCTAATTGGTAATGCAGCAGCTCTATTTGGTGAAGAAACAGCTGCAGGTAAAGCCCTAGCAGTTGCTGGAGCTACCATTGATACGTATAAAGCTGCCACTGCTGCATACGCTTCACTTGCTGGTATACCAATTATTGGTCCAGCTTTAGGTGCTGTAGCTGCAGGTGTTGCAGTTGCTGCAGGTATTGCAAACGTTAAAAAGATTTTGAGTGTACAAGTACCTACCACTGGTGGAGGTGGAGGTGGAAGTTCTGCTGCCCCTGCTCCTACTGCAAGTAAATTTGCTTCTGGTGGATATGTTTCAGGACCTGGTACTGGTCAATCAGATTCAATTCCAGCTCTCTTGAGTAATGGAGAATCTGTAATTAATGCAAATTCTACCAAGATGTTTGGTGGACTCCTAAATCAAATCAATCAAGCAGGTGGTGGAGCTCCAATTGCTCACCCTGAAATCAATAATGGAGGTGGAACTCCTATCATAAAGACATATGTTGTAGCTTCAGAAATGACAAATCAACAAGAAGCAGATAAACGTATTAAAGATATTGCTAAAATCTAATGAGAGGAGTATTAACTTGCATACAGGAACAAGCAACATACCTAACGGTAGCCCTAAAAAGTAGTGCAACACGAGTAATGATGATAATCGCAGCCTTTTTGGCGCCAATACAAGGAATAATGATAACAGTCGGTATTTGCATACTTGCAGATACTATAATGGGAGTTTGGAAAGCAAAGAAACTAAAGGAGAAGATAACTTCAAGAAGACTGAGTTCTATTATCTCTAAAATGTTTCTTTATCAGGCTACTGTAGTTCTCATCTTTGCTGTAGACAAGTTTATTTTAAACGATATTATACAACAATTCTTTACTGTGCCTTTGATGGCCACTAAATTAGTAGCACTAACCCTAATCTCTATTGAGTTATTCTCGATTGATGAGAATTTCAAAGCAGTGAAGAAGAAAGGTTTCTGGGATTACTTTAAAGAGCTTTCAGCAAGAGCTAAAGAGGTTAAAAACGAGACTGACAAATTAAAATGATACATACTAATATGGAACCAAAGAAAAGAAAAGTTATAGAACTAGGAATACTTCCAGAAGAAGAAATGAGTGGATGCTCAGCAATTGCATTGGTTGAAGAACCAGCAATTGAAGTAGAATTCCTAAAATTCAAGAAAGAAGAGTTCGTACATCCATCTGCAGGAGAATCACATGATGATTTTATTGGTAGATGCATGTCAGTGGTTACAGGTGAAGGTAAAGACCAGGACCAAGCATACGCTATTTGCGAAAGCTATTGGTCAGAGAAGTTTGATATCGATACTTCTGGATTAGAACCATACGTTGACCCAGGTGTTAACAAGAAGAAGATTGAGGACATCTATTCAGCTGAAGTATTAGATACTATTATTGAAATGTTCGCTACACTAGGAGTGTCATATGATGACATAGATTTTATATCTGATAAATTTGCACAAGACCCAAAAGATGCAGATTATACACCTCTTCGTTCTATTAAAAAATCAGATGGTGTACAATACCTTTACAAATACAATGGAAGCACACGTTCTAACTCTCGTTCATTCTGTAGAAGAATGGTTGGTTTACGTAGAATGTGGAGCAGAGAAGAGATTGATGCATTAGATACTTTTAATGAAGAGTTTGGACCTGGTGTTGGAGGTGGTAAATATTCTATCTTCAAATATAAAGGAGGTGTAAATTGTTCACACAGTTGGCAGAAATACGAAGTTAAAAGAGTTGGTCAAAGATTACAAGCAACTCCAGTATCTCCATCGGACCCTATTGAAGTACAAGCAGCTACAGCATTGAGAAATCAAGGTGGTAATGGTTATGTAAAGAGACCTCAAAGAAATAATGCACCTCTTGGTGGTGGTACTGATTCATTCTCTAAATTTATCTTTGCAGATGAAGAACAGAAAGTAGTAGTTGGACCAGCAATGATTCCAGATATTAACATTTTGAGAAGAGATGAAGATGGTGAACCGTATTGGGTTAAGTTTTCTGAAGAGACTATCAAAGAGATAGCAATGAAGTATATGAAAGAAGCTCGTACCAATGAAATCAATCAGGACCACATTGAAGATAAAGATGCAGGTACCTATGTATTTGAAAGTTGGATTATTGAGGACCCTGAAACAGATAAAGCTAAAACTGTTTATGGTTATGATTTGCCAAAAGGAACTTGGATGTGCAAGATGAAGGTGGATAATAAAGAAACTTGGAAAAGAATCAAGAATGGTGAATTGAGAGGCTTCTCAGTTGAAGGTATTTTTGCAGATATGGAAGAGATTGAAGCTAGAAGAAGATACGAAAAGAT